AAACTTGAAGTGCGGGGTCAACTTGTGGCTCAGGAGGCGGTGGCATGATCGGACGCCCGTATGCGTCAAGCATGGGAATCTCGGATTCAGCAGCCATCATCTGCTCTTCTAAGGTGCCACCTGTAACGCCAGAAGGCTCGGGCGGAAAAACTTCATCGCCCCTCATCAGAGGTGTTGCGGCAGGACCAACGTCACCAACGACTTGTTCGGTCATAACCTCTTGAGAAACTTCTTCTACGGGTATGCCGCCAAATTCATCGAGCATACCGACAGAAACTTCAGTCTCTTCTTCTACTTCGATTCCACCAAATTGATCAGGCATTACGGCTTCCTGTGTATTTTTCCATTAGTCCCTCGATACCTTTCTCCAGACTGTAATTGATCAAAATCTGTTTGCGTGGTAACGGTTATGAATACTTCTTCGCCAGACATCAAAGGCGTTCTGGAAGCCCCAGAAGCCACGGCTTGTATCTTCGACATATCACCATACTTGTCTTTAATCAAAGCTTGGTTATCAACGGCTAACTTTTGAATCTCAAGCAAATTATCATAAAACCTTTGGGGACTTTGCCTTAACTCTAAACTACGCATCGCAGTTTCTAACTTGGCACCCTCTCGGTCGGACAATGGACCCGTACCTCGCATCAACGCGACCTTGTCCAAGTAAATCTTGGATTTCAAGGTATTGATCATGGCCTCAAAGTTAACATTTGCTTGGTAAAGGGTTGGCAATGCTCCAGCGTAAGATCCAGTCGTTTCGTGAAGCGCAGATCCTGTATCTTTAGGATCGCCACCAGCCTTTATAATTTTGTCAATAAACCCTATCAAATCTTCTGAGCCAGACATTGCGTTGCTGACATCGTTGACCTTGGTCTGAGCCTTATCTTGCGCAGCGTCTTTCAGGTTTGCAATTTCTAGCTCTAGCTTCTCAGCGGCCCGGGCATTGCCAGCGCGCTCTGCTAAGTTTAACTGACCCTGCCGCTTTGCGATCTGCTGCAACGGTCCGCGTATCTCTGAGTCATCAGCGACCATTGCCATAATGTCAACGCCAGCCTCTGCAAGACCTTTAAAGCCTTCAAACTCCTGAAATCTAACCTTGTCTGCAAGTTCTTTAATTTTTCCGGGTTGTAGTGCCGCTGCCCTAGCCTCTTCGCCTACAGTCTTCATCGTGGCGAAGTAGTCTTTACCGCCGGGTAGAGTAGCTATTCTTGTTCCTACCATTGCCTCAGCGCCTTCAGGATCAAGCTTTGCAAGCTCTCTAGCGTCAACCCACATCTTGTTTAATCCGGGGTCGTTTCTAGTTGCCTCTACTCGGCTGGCAAAAATTTGATCAACAATTTCTGGGTCAGTTTCGCCTGCCAAAGAATTTCTGAGCGCAGTATGGATTTGAGTTGCATCCCTGAAGGCTACCTGCTGTCTTTCCGCTGATAATGCGTCAAATTGACTTTGCGCTAACTCAGCAATTTGAGGGTTAATCATGCCTAAACGAAGGTAATCTTCAGACGTTCTTTCTGCTAACGGCTTTGCAAAAAAACTTTCTACCGCAACCGCTTCTGCTTCTTTTCTGGCTATTCCAGCCTCTCGATCTTCTCTAGCGTATCGAGCCTTTTGACCAGCAGCGCCAACATTAAAAGCTTTACCAAACGCCTGCATCGGACTTGGTACGTTTAACGAATAGTTGTATGGTTGTGCCATTGTTAATTACCTTTCTAAAATCCTAAGAACTCGCCCAAGCCCATTCCAGCACCAGACGCCATCCCTGCTAATTGCATTGGGGCATTAAGAACATTACCCCACGCCTGACCCTGACCAAGTGCAGCGCCAGCCCGAGCCTGACCCTGCTGACCGTACAAGTTAGCAATGTTTCCTGCCGTCTGCTGACCATATCCAGCCTGACCGGCGGCAGATGACTGACCGAGTGAAGTTAATCCAGCAAGGTTTTCATATTGACTCTGAATCATGCTCTGAAGCATCTGGGGTCTAAATTGACCCAGAGCGGCTTGGATATTTCCACCCCGTAAACCACCAGTTGCGGATGCGTTGGCAAGAATACCAGCCTCACCCTGCTCAACCAGAGACTGGAACATTGGACCCTGCTCAATCCCGGCGTAGGCTTGCTGCTGTGCCTCTGGCCCTAACAACCCAAGAATCGCCTGCTGCGCCTCTAACGACCCAGTTCCAGCCTGAACGTATGGAGCCATTAACCTTTCAGTCGCTAATCTTGCAGCCCTCTGCTCTTCAATGCCCATCTCAGCAGAACGCTCTTGCGCCCGACCTGCTTTTCTAGCCGACCTAGCTTGCATTGCGCCACTTCCTACTGTAGATATTCCACCAATAATTGCTGTGACCGGATCAGGCATGGATAAACTCCTCTAAGTAATCTTCTAATTTTTCGCCGTACATTCTCATCACCATGTGGGCGCTGTCTTTAGCAACCTCAGCCCCGTGACAGAGCTGTACAACCGTTAAAATAATGTCGTAGTACCCAGCGCGCCACATAAACGATCTGGCATCTACATCGCCCTCACGCTCAACGTGGTCAGACGCCTGCCACTTTAGTATCGCATTTGACAGCAAAGGAACCAGAGCCGCACTCTTCTGTGCAAAGAATGCGTTGGAGTATTGTCCAACCATCATGTGCCATAGAACGTGGTCTAAATCCTTTCTGTCTACCTTGTCGCCATCGGCAACGTCATCAAAAAATTGTATGGATCGGTACAGGTCGATTAGCCACTGCGTGGCCTCTTCTGGTAGGCAGAACACTTCAACGAAATTACGCCTTAACCAGTCAACATCTTCCATCAAGCAATCCTTTTCACCCCATTGTCTCACATATTTGCGTTAATTCAATTCTTATGCTATCTCGCTGCCGGTCGCGCTCAAGACCAAAGAGTTAGCGGTTCCAGCCTGCGTCACAATCGTGCCGCCATCGGGTATCACCTGACCAATCAGCTCTGGGCAGGAGTAGGTCTCCCGAGGCGCAATTGTCCTAGCGTTAATAACCGTATTGGACGCCAAAGGATTACCGGAAGAGTTAGCGTTGGGCAGATAAACAGTGATAAAGGTATTGCTTGCGCCCACGTTAGTAACCGTGAACTTGTCAATTATCGTAGTCACGCCGGTCGCAGTGTACTGAATGGTCGCCGGCGTCTCTGCCAGCCTTCTTGAAATAATGTTCGTTACTGTAATAGCCATAATAAACCTACTGTTGTACCTGAGTGACGGCGACCAAGACCGCAGGGGCTGCTGGAGCAAATGCAGTTGCCGCACTAGCGTCTAACCATAAATTCGTATCGTCAACGGCAAACATAATCTCAACGTAGTCACTAGCGTTTAAAGAAATAAAATCTGTTTTATGCAAAATGCTGTATTCGCTGTTAGCCGATAGAGTAAGTCTGTTTGATGAGTCAGCTATGTCAACACCATTCTTGCGGAACCAAAACCAACCATTCTTTGAGCTTGCGCTGTTTGATAGCACCTGAAAGTTTACCGCGAAACTGTAAAGCCCTGAATTAGCCGCGACCAGTCTGGATGCTGGCGTCCCCAAAGTTATTCCGTTAGCAACCTCTGTCGTGTCGAATACAACGGCAACCGCAGTATTGATTGACCCAGCAACCTGATCTGTGGTCCGAGCAAACTGACCGTAATACTTCTGCTGCTCGATAATCGGGCGTACAAATATCTCACCCTCAGTGGCGCTAACAACGACCACAATCGCAACTGGGATCGATATATTCGGGGCCGTTGGCTTGACCTTCGTAAAGGCTCCAGCCGTGGTTGGGCTTGCGTATAATTCGTCACCCAATGCCCAAGACTCGCTAACCGCGCTGCCGGTGGTGTCAATGCCTCGAACATTGCCAAAGGTCGTTACGAATCCAAGCTCACCATTTAAAATGTTTTGAGTGGCTACGCCTAAAAAGTATTCAGACCGATACGTCCCGTCAGCAATGTAGTCCAGAAACTCAATCCTGTTCTGCCCGTTGACCCCGGCAAACCCGATAGCTGATCCGTTGGTAATCGTGGATCCGGTGTTGTTGCGTCCGTAGATATAGGTCTCTTGGCCTACCTGCTGGACTACACCGCCAGAATGATGGAGGTTTAGCGTGTCATCAGACGCGTTCCAAACAACGCGAGCATCTTTGTCCGCGTGTGGTGCGGAAGGATTGAAGTCGATGTAGTCGGTCTTCAGGTGATTAGTGTCTACCGCCTGATTCGCGGTGTTAGATGCCAACTGAGCGATGATCTCAACGTCAACAATTGTGTTATCGCTACTGCCAGCGTCCACAGTGTCAAACAGCTTCTCAAACTGGATGATCTGCTCGTGATCCTTCAGGAAAACCGCTAACTGATCCCGGGTTAGTCCTAGTCTTGACTTTCTTGCCATCTTAGTAGGCCAACGGCTCTACCTGAGCCTCTAGTCGTGCAAATGATATGTGAGCGTCAGACTCGCCCCTGAAGCGTTGTATTCGCCAGTTAATCATTGACCCCTGTTGAAACCAAACCAGACGCTTGTTTCGGTTTCCCTGAGTACCAACCTTGATTGATCTAGATTGTGACCAATTCTCACCGTCAACAGAGTAGCTTGTCGTGATCACAGGATTAGTCCCAAACGCAACCCGCCCGGTCAACGCAACCAACTCTAGTTCGTGAAATATTGCGCCCCGACCCTCGTTGTAAACAATGTTCGTGCTGAACTCCCAGCTAACCCTTTCGTTGTAGTGCGATCCGATGGTGTTTTCAAAGTAACCTATCGTCGATGATGTTGGGTCACCAATGAGCCACTTGTTGTAGCACCAAACAATATCTCGGGCCTTGTACCGAGCCAATCCAACCGTTGAGCTGGACAGTACAAACCAGACGGGAGTATTTGTCGCCTGCGTAGCCGTCAGGTCGAACACAATGGTCTGATCGGGAAGATGAACGTATAAGTGCTGATGGTTTCGGTCGTTTCGGGCCTCAAGCTTCACCGTGGCTAACTGAACCTCGGTGTAGTCGGTCAAGACCTCGTCAATTTCTTTGGTGGATATTTTGTTGGCCTGAGCGTTAACGCCCATAAAGATACCCGGGCTTTCATTCCTGCCGCTTCCCAAAAACGCAATTGTCTCAACAAAAACACAACACGCCTGAGTTCCTATCACGCCCTTTTGAATCTGAGCGCCCTCAACCCTTTGGAATGGAAACAGATTGCCGCCCACGTTATCAAAAATCTCAATGGTGTGCCGGTTGAGCGCGTATATTTCGTTTCTGAGCTTAACCAAAGCCACCACGGGGTCAGGGTCAATTTCAGATGACCCGTACTTCAGAGGATTGACAGCGAACGGGTCCAGAAGCTCAGTGACTACCAAGAACTCACCGTCCGTGGTCATGAAGTAGCCGTCAACCCAAACGACATCGAGAACCGGACCCAGATCTGGATCGGTTACCTGATCAACTGTGGTGCCGTTCCAATAAAAAAGCTTTTGACCGCTAGCAATTGCCAAAAGGTCAAACGAGTAGGTCATCGTGACCAGATTATCATCGGTGCCACCTACGTCACCCAAGACCGTAACCGCGCCGTCAGCAGCGATAGAGCAGAGCTTGGTGCCCATAACCCGGTAGCAGACGCCGTCTCGTTCGATTCCACCGCGATTAACGCCCGGACCCTCACCGTTCTTCACCAGACCGTCAGCGGGGCGCAGATAGCCGTTGCTGATCCCTGACTGCTTAGGTACAGGAATTAAGTTTCTAGGATAACTTGTGCGGATCTCTGCCTGAGTGTCATCAGTAAAAATACCGTTAAGGATTGGTATCTGCATTTTTTCAACTCAGTAGCCGGGTTTAGGTTTAGGCTTAGGCTTTCGCTTAATTACTTTCTGCTTGGGCCACATTACTTTTTCTTCGCGGTCTTAGCTGCCTGCTTAAATGACTTAGAAGATGGAGCGCCTTTAGTGCCGGGCTTCCGCATCTTCTCGCCTGAACCTGCCGCGATTCTTTTCTTCTTCGCCGCGATGTTTGCGTACAATCCTTTTCGAGCAGCCATTTTGACCCCTTAGTTTGTTTAATTACTTCCAGCTCGTTCGCGCCTTGCCTTTGCTTTTAGGGCTTAGGTCGCCGTAGTGAAATAGCGGCTTGCTCTTTGCTGTATGTTTAGCACCGCTATGCAAAGATCCGTCAGGCATCTTGTGAGCGCCGCCCTTGTGCTCCTTCCCATCCTTTAGGTAATGCTTAACACCCATCGCCATTACGATCTCCTTGACTTGGTGCCTGAGCACTTCCAACGCTGCCGAGACAATCTCAGCGGTGAGTTTGGGTTTGCAGCCGCCTTCGGGTTCTTCTTCATCTGACCAGCAGATCTAGCGCAGTATGCGTCACCCTTTTTGGTACCGGGCTTAACTCTAGCCCCGCCACCGCTAGCCTGACCGGCCTGACCGTAGCTGACCTTCTTGCCTGCTGCGGTTACCTTGACCTTTGCCTTACCCTTTGCCGGTGTAGCCATTTTATAATCCCGCTGTGCTGCTCATGCTAATTGCGCCTGTCGCCAAAATGTTGGTTAGCAGTGCCGTCTCTGCAATTTCAACAGTACATTGATTGTTTAGATTTCCAGAAGTTGTCGTTAACCCCCAATAGTAACTAATACCCAACGGTAGCCAAGTAGAGACCAAAGCCGATCCAGCTAGGTTTGGGGCCGTTCCGCTCGTAACAGTCAATCTAATTGAGTAGTCTGAATTAACCCCACCACCAATTAGCCAAGTGTAAGTCTCACTGTTAACTGTGGCAAAAACGTCAATTGATCCGGATGCGTAAGCATTAAATGTAACTGTCGCGGCGCTGGGAGAGGTTGCAAGCGCAGCATAAAAGTTATCCTTTAGATACGCGGACAACGTACCAGAGGATGCAGTGCCAGATCT